TCCTTTCGCACGAGCAATGCCTGAGGAATACAAGTTTGATACTAGTATTTCCACATTTGATGCATACAAGATGTATATTGCATCCAAACCTTGGGTAAAAGACAACTATCTTCGTATGCCCCAACGTAAACCTGATTGGATTTGATTATGAGTGATTTTATCTGGGTGGAACGCTACCGCCCTAAGACAATTGAAGAATGTATTCTCCCAGAGGCAACTAAAAAAACCTTTCAGGAGTTTCTAAAAAAGGGTGAGATTCCTAATATGTTACTTGCGGGACCTCCTGGCATTGGGAAGACTACAGTAGCAAAGGCACTTTGTAATGAACTTGGAGTAGATGTTTATGTCATCAACGGATCCGACGAAGGTAGATTCCTTGATACTGTCCGAAACAATGCGAAGAACTTCGCTTCGACCGTCTCACTTACGGCAACTGCTAAACACAAAGTCATCATCATTGATGAGGCAGATAACACGTCCAATGATGTACAACTCCTCCTACGGGCATTTATTGAGGAGTTTGCTGGCAACTGTAGATTCATCTTCACCTGTAACTACAAAAACAAAATCCTTGAACCTCTCCACTCCCGATGTGCAGTCGTTGAGTTCGGAATCAAAGGAAAAGATCGTCAGTCCATTGCAGCACAATTCTTCAAGAGACTTCAACAAATCTTGGATGCAGAAGGTGTTGAATATGATAACAAGGTCTTGGTAGAACTTGTCAATAAGCACTTTCCTGATTGGAGACGTGTGCTCAATGAGTGTCAACGATACTCTGTGAGTGGAAAGATTGACTCTGGTATTCTTGCTACGTTCTCTGATGTTGCCGTAAATGATCTCATTAAAAACCTTAAAGAGAAGAACTTCCCCGAAGTTCGGAAGTGGGTGGTATCTAATCTGGACAATGATACTACTGTACTTATGCGTCGTATTTACGATGCTCTTTATTCATCCCTTGAAAACAATAGCATTCCTGCTGCTGTGCTTGTGCTTGCTAAGTATCAGTATCAGGCAGCATTCGTAGCTGATCAGGAAATAAATATGCTTGCTTGTCTAACTGAACTTATGGTGGAGTGCACTTTCCAATGAATGTAAAACTTATTCGTATGTGGTCTGGTGAAGATGTTATCGCAGACCTGATTGAAGAAAAAGAAGATAGTGTAATCTTCTGTAATCCCATTGTCGCTATTCCTGCTGGTAATGGTCAAATGGGATTTGCTCCCTGGTCTCCTCTTCTTAAAGGAAAAGGTGAAGAACTGGAAGTGACCAAAAAGTATATTGTGTATATCGCAGATACTCAAGAACAGATTGAAGAACAGTATCAAGAAATGTTCTCCGTAATTAAGGCACCTAGTAAAAAGTTGGTACTTTGACTATGAAAAAAGAAAAACTTAAAGCGCAAGTCAAATCTAGATTTTATTATATCTTCTGGGGAATTTGTACAGTTGCCGTGGTTGCTGGTCAACTCTATGTTGGTACTGGATATAGGTTAATGTCCGAAAGCATTAACAAATTCTTCTATACGATTACTACTGAACTGGAGAGCATTGATGGGTCTACTGAATATCGATAAAACTAAACTGGTAGAACCAAGAGTGAAAACTACTCCTGAGAATGTGCAGGAAGCAAATGAAGCATTGTTTCGTGCTAAAATGACTCTACCTGCTGCCGCAAAACATTGTGGTATGACTAAGAAGGAAATGAAAATGACCTTCCTTGAATACTTGAAGTATCACCCTAAAGATTATGAAGTCCCTGAAAACATTTCCACTCAAAACTTGCCTTAGATATCCTGGTGGCAAGTCAAAGGCAACAAAGACTTTGGCACCCTGGTTTCCTGATGATTTCAAAGAATATCGTGAACCATTTATTGGAGGTGGTTCTGTAGCATTTTATGCTACTCAGGCATATCCAGATGTTCCTGTATGGATCAATGATAAGTATGTGACACTCTATAACTTCTGGGTGCAACTCAGGGATTATGGTGAAGAACTTTCTGATCGACTGAACGATATTAAATCTAAGGCATCCAACTATCAGTCACAGGATGATAAGGATGCCGCACATAAAGAACTATTTGATCGGACACGAGATGATATCAATAGTCAAGATGGACTTGATCGTGCGGTAAGTTTTTTCATTCTAAACAAGTGCAGTTTCTCTGGACTGACTGAGAATAGTACGTTCTCTAAAACTGCGGCACGTTCTAACTTTTCTTTTGTTGGTATTCAGAAACTCAAGCAATATTCTCAACTTACTCAGAAGTGGAAGATTACGAATATTGATTATTCGGAAGTGATGAATGCTCCTGGTGAGGATGTATTTGTATTCCTTGATCCACCTTATGATATTAAGGACTTCCTTTATGGAAAGGATCGTGAGATGCACAAGTCATTCGACCACGATAGATTTGCCGAAGATGTGTATAAGTGTCCTCATCAGTTTATGATTACCTATAATGTGAATGACAGGTTATTGGAACTTTATAAGGATTATTATCTTCGTGAATGGAAACTTCGTTATTCTATGGCACATCGTGGAGAGAAGGGAACTGATGAGAATGTAAAGACGGAACTTCTTGTCACTAACTATCCTACCGAAAAATCTACAGTAAACGTTCTTGACCTTTTGCTTTATGATTGAACTCAAAGACTGGCTCAACTCTATCAATCAAACAAAGAAGCATTTGATTGATGAAGATCCTTCACTTGAGAAGGAATATCCTCCTTATATTATCAACCGTTGTTTCTCTGGGCATATTGATACTTTGATGTTTGCGAACGAACTCAATCAGTATCATTTTCTCCCAAAGAAGATGCAATATGACTTTTTTATAAATATTGTGAGGAAAAAGAAGAGATTCTCTCCCTGGATCCGACAAGATAAGATCAAAGATCTTGATTATGTCAAACGTTATTACGGTTATAGTAATGAAAAGGCAAAACAAGCTTTGAAAATTCTAACAAAAGAGCAACTTAATTTTATTAAATCAAAATTTGACACTGGAGGAAAAAAATGAGTGTTGTTAGAGAAGCTGAAGTGACGTGGACACCTGAACAAATGGTGGAAGTGGTTCTTAATGAACCCGATGATTTTTTGAAAGTGCGTGAGACATTAACTCGTATCGGAGTTGCGTCCAGAAAAGAGAAAAAAATCTATCAGTCCTGTCATATTCTTCACAAGCAAGGAAGATACTTTCTGGTTCACTTTAAGGAACTGTTTGCACTTGATGGTAAACACGCAAATCTGACGCAGAATGATGTCCAACGACGCAATCGTATCGCACAACTACTTGCCGATTGGGGACTGATTGGTATTGTAGATGTGGAAAAGATTCAAGACATTGCACCACTGAATCAGATCAAGGTTCTTGCATACAAGGATAAGCAAGATTGGATTCTTGAGACCAAGTATAATATTGGATCTAAGAAGAAGCGTGTAGAAGAAACCGAATGATATGAGCGATTTTATCGTTACTGAAAGTGGTAAAGTTTATGATGAAACTGGTCGTGTTCCATCTAGATATAAAAAATATGGTCTGAGAGGACAAAAATATGAGGTTTGCAAATATGGTGCGATTCATAGATTAGTTGCGTCTCACCATATTCCAAATCCAGACAATAAAACCGAAGTCCATCATAAAGATGAAAACGTGAAAAACAATCACGTTTCAAATCTAATGTGGGTTACTCCTGCTGAAAATAATGCTCTCAGTGGTTGTTGCTATGAGTTTACTATTTTAAGTGGTAATCAAAAATATATAACTCAAAATATATCACGTTTTTGTGAGGAGTTTAATCTTGATAGACGTGCTCTAAGTAAAACATCACCAGATAGTACAGCAAAAGAAAAACGCAAACACCATAAAGGTTATTCAATTATTAAAAAGAAAGAATTACCTTTATGTGAAAGGATGATAGAGAATTTATCTATTCCATACATAGAGAAAACCGAATAAGAAAGTGCGGGGTTCAACACCCCGCTTTTTTTATGCTTCTCATATAATTAGTAGTGGATGCCGAAAGGGTCCACACAACGCAATCTCGCTTTTTAGGAGAGCTACAAATGACTAACTTAATGAAGTATAACGCCGCCAATTTGGATCAACTGCTAGATCGTATAAATAGAAATAGTATTGGTATGGATGAATACTTTGATCGTCTGTTTAATCTGCACGAAACAACGACAAACTATCCTCCATATAATCTAGTCACGGTCAGCAACGTAGAATCAAGACTAGAACTTGCATTAGCAGGATTCAAAAAAGAAGAAGTTTATGTCTACACTCAAGACGGTAAACTCTTTGTCGAAGGACAAAAGGAAGACAAAGAAACCAACACAAACTATGTCCATAGAGGAGTGGCTCAGAGATCTTTCACCAGAGCTTGGACCCTCTCAGATGAAACGGAAGTTAGATCAGTTGTATTTGAGGATGGGTTACTGAGTATTACACTCGGTAAGATTGTCCCAGAACATCATCAACGTAAAGATTATCTGTAATCCTTAACATTTGATTTATATTCAGTATCGGTTGAGACAGACTTTTGTATCACTATGATACATAATGACTATATAATTTAGACCTATGGAGGGACGATGAACTTTACCACCGCCACCTTAACACTGGGAACAGCAATGACTCTTTTCTTTGGGGGAACGCTCGCCGCCGTTCTACCCTGATACTTCCTGATAAATAAAACTGAATATCGTCGGCGCAGACGAGGGAGGTAATGGCAAAATCCATTGACACCTCCCTTTTTTATTGGTAGAATGTATGGAGGAGTTGAGTAACTAATGTCAATTAAACTTGCAGTATTAAAATCTGGTGAAGACATCATTGCTGATGTTAAAGAAATCATTGCAGAAGATAAAAACGTAGTTGGATATCTTCTGAATAATCCACACACTGTAGTCTGTGGTGATAATATTTTGAGAGAGGAAGGTTCTGAAGAAGGACATATTCAAATCTCTCTCCGTCCTTGGTTGGTTTTGTCCAAGGATACTCAGGTCCCTATTCGACCAGATTGGTTGGTTACGATTGTTGAACCTGTCGATATGCTAACACAAATGTATGAGGAAAAAGTAAATGGAAAGAGTGATCAAACTGATTCTACTGACGAACAGTGAAAGACTGATTAGTGAGATTGTGGAAGTTGGTGCAGATATTGGTCAACCAGACTGCAAACTTATCAACCCTCACGAAATCTGGGAAGGACATAACCTTTGTCCTTGGATGATGGATGACACTAATCAAACAGAGTTTATGATTAGTTCTGATAAGATTATAACTATTGTTGATCCAAACTCAGATCTCCTAGAAAAATATAACAGTCTTACAAATAATGAGAGTTCTTAGTATTGATCTGGATTATATTATGAGTCCAGTTATTGAACTTTATAATGGACTAAAATTCAATGATAATCCAGAAATAAGATGGGAACAACTTTTTAATACTACTGACTTTAATGAAAGTCATTTTTGTATTGATCAATCCAACTTATTGTTTTGCTATAATACATTTTTAAAAGCACTTCGTAAATGTGACAGTGTTTCATTTGGATATGAGCACGATTCTATTCTATTCAGTATTGCCGATTGTGAAAATATTGATTTAATCAATATTGATCATCACGATGATGTTTTTGGTGGTGATTATACCTCAGAAATGCCTGATGAGGATGCTTATAAGACAGAGTTTTATGAGTTGCTCAAATATGATAGAGTTCACGAAGGAAACTGGGGTGCCTGGTTAGGTGGGAGAGGTAAATTAAACTCTTTTACCTGGATTGGGAATCAAAACAGTGGAAACAAAATAAGAAATAGATTTAACGCAGAGGTTGTTCCCAACTATAGAAATGTAGAGAAAGAAGATTATAAGTTTGATCACTATAATTTTGATCACATCTTTGTGTGTATGTCACCTCAATATATTCCTCCAAAATACTGGCATTACTTTTCGATGTTTATCAGTGCATTTGAGGAATTTGCTGGAAAGAGTGCTATAATATACACAGAGAAGTTTGAAACGAACATTCGTCACCAAAGGATTCATAATGAGATTTTACACCAACGTTCAAATGGTCGGTGACCACTTTTTGGTTCGTGGTTATGAGAATGGTAAGCACTTTGCTACAAGGGAAAAGTTTTATCCAACACTTTTTGTTCCTTCCAATAAGAAAACAAAATACAAAACTCTTGAGGGTGAATATGTTGAATCTGTAGAGCCGGGTACTGTTCGTGATTGTAGAGACTTCATCAAAAAGTATGAGGGTGTAGAAAACTTCAAGATCTATGGTAATGATCGATACATCTATCAATATATTTCTGAGATGTATCCTGAAGAAGAAATCAAGTTTGATACGAGTAAGATCAAGATTGCCACACTTGATATTGAGGTTGCATCAGAAAATGGATTCCCTGATGTAGAGTCTGCTGCCGAGGAAGTGCTTCTAATCACTGTTCAGGATTATGCAACCAAGCAGATCCGCACTTGGGGTCGTGGTCCTTTCAACAATAAGCAGCAGAATGTTATCTACAAAGGTTTTAGAACTGAGTATGAACTTCTGACCGATTTCATCAACTGGTGGATGATTGAAGACAATACTCCAGAAGTTGTCACTGGTTGGAACAGTGAACTATATGATATTCCATATCTGGTTCGTCGTATTGATCGTATTCTTGGTGAGAAGTTGATGAAACGTATGTCACCTTGGGGATTGGTGACAGAACGTGAAACTGTTGTGATGGGACGTAAACAGATTTCATATGATGTTGGAGGCATTACTCAACTTGATTATCTGACATTGTATAAAAAGTTTACGTACAAGGCACAGGAATCTTATCGTTTGGACTACATAGCCAGTGTAGAACTTGGACAGAAGAAGTTAGATCACTCTGAGTTTGATACCTTTAAAGATTTCTACACTAATGGTTGGCAGAAGTTTGTAGAATACAACATCATTGACGTGGAACTTGTTGACCG